GCAGCCAGCACGGTCGCCTTTCCGGCATTTTCGCCGGCTGATTGCCCACGTAAACATGCCCGTATCCGGGTCGTAGTTCGTAAGTTTGCGGAGGCGATCCGCCGTAAGATCGGGTTGCATACGACCGCTAATATTATCGCTTGGCGTGGGGGTCAAGCATGAAGACGGCGATCCTCGGCAGCACCTACGTCGCCCGCAGCGTCAATGCTGCGGACAGCCGCATGGTGAACCTGTTCCCTGAGATCGTGCCCGAGGCTGGCAAGGAGCCGGCTTTCCTCCAGCGCGCGCCTGGCCTGCGCCGCGTGGTGACAGTTGGCACCGGCCCTATCCGTGGGCTGTGGCAGTTAGGTTCCTACGGCTATGTTGTGTCGGGAAACACGCTCTACCGCGTTGATACGAGCTGGAACGTCACGACCATCGGTACGGTTGCCAACACTGGCCCAGTGTCGATGGCCGACAACGGCACTCAGATATTCATCGCCGCCAACGGCCCCAGCTACATCTACAACACTCTGACGACCGTCTTTCAACAGATCACCGACGTTGACTTCCCCGGCGCCGTGGCTGTTGCCTATCTTGACGGTTACTTCGTGTTCAACGAACCAAACAGCCAGAAGATCTGGATCACAAGCCTGCTGGAAGGCACGCAGGTCGATCCGCTCGACTTCGCCAGCGCCGAGGGTTCTCCTGACGGCCTCGTCTCGCTGATTGTCAGCAACCGCGAAGTCTGGCTGTTTGGCACCAACTCTACCGAGGTCTGGTACAACGCCGGCACGGCTGACTTCCCGCTCCAGCGCATCCAGGGCGCCTTCAACGAGGTGGGCTGCGCTGCCGCCTTCTCCGTCGCCAAGATGGACAACAGCGTCTTCTGGCTGGGCGCCGATGCCCGCGGCCGAGGCATCGTCTACCGCACCAATGGCTACCAAGCCGTTCGCATCTCGACCCACGCTGTCGAGTGGCAGATCCAGCAGTACGGCAATCTGTCGGATGCGATTGCCTACACCTACCAGCAAGACGGCCACTCGTTTTATGTGCTGATCTTCCCGCAGGCCGACACCACCTGGGTCTACGACATCGCCACCGGCGCATGGCACGAGCGTGCAGGCTGGAATAACGGCAGCTACACTCGCCACCGCAGCAACTGCCAGATGGCGTTCAACAGCGAAGTCATCGTAGGCGATTACCAGAACGGCAAGCTCTATGCCTTTGACCTTGATGTCTACGCTGACGACGACGCGGTTCAGCGGTGGCTGCGATCCTGGCGCGCCCTGCCAACCGGCCAGAACAACCTAAAGCGCACGACTCACTACAGCTTGCAGCTCGACTGCGAGACCGGCGTAGGGCTCGACCAACCCCCGTCGGAAGACGAGATTTTTTCTACTTTGTTTGAAGTAGGCGTCTTGGCGACCGAAGCCGGCGACATTTTGGTAACCGAAGACGGGGACGCTATGCTGGTCTTCGACACCAACCTCACCACAATGATCCCTCGCGCCATGCTGCGCTGGTCGGACGATGGCGGCCACACTTGGTCAAACGAACACTGGAAGTCGATGGGGCGGATTGGCCAGTTTGGCTACCGCACCATCTGGCGGCGCCTTGGCATGACACTAGAGATCCGCGACCGTGTGTACGAGGTATCCGGCACGGATCCCGTGAAGATCGCTATCATGGGCGCCGAGCTGGCGCTTCGGCCGACTAATGCCTAGCACCATTAACGTCACCAGCCTCCCCGCGCCCCGCGTATCCGTCATTGACCCCAATACGGGCTTGATGACGCGCGAGTGGTATCGCTTCTTCTTTAACCTGTTCATTTTGACGGGCAGCGGATCCAACACCGAAACCCTTCAGGATCTGCAAGTTGGCCCTCCGTCGGCTGACCCGTCTGTGTTCCTTACCGCGCTGCAAGACGCAGCCCTTAGCCCTCCCGGAAGCTACAGCGCCGACACCAACCTTGTGCTGTGGCAGGCCATTGACGGCCTTGCTGTTGCGCCACCGCCCGCCGACGAGGTGCCCGGCTGGAGCATCCCGCCGCGCGGCGTCACCGTGGGCGCGTCGCCCTTCACGTTCCAGAACACGACCGGCCGTTCGGTTGATCTGATCGTGACAGGCGGCACTGTGTCGGCCATTGCCTTCTCCCGAGACAACGTAACTTTTTATGGTGTTGGCTCGACCGCGGGGGTATTTTGGCTGTCGCCATACGACTATCTCCGTGTGACCTACACGGTCGCGCCCACAATCACCCTGGTGCCGAGGTAGCCCATGCCCGTCGTTATCTCGCTTTTCGCAGGTGTTGGGGCGCAGTTCTTCGATAACAACGGCGACCCTTTGTCGGGCGGCCTTGTCTACACCTACGCCGCCGGCACCACGACGCCGCTGGCAACGTACACGACATCCGCCGGCACGACCCCGCACACCAACCCAATCGTTCTCGACGCCGCTGGCCGCGTTAATGAGATTTGGCTCGACAGCGCCAGCACATACAAGTTTTTGCTCCAGACCTCGCTCGGCGTTACGATTGCTACTTACGATAATGTGTATGGCGCTATTACGGTTAACTCCCCTACGTTCACGGGTAACGTCACTATTACTGGCGATCTGAGCGTCGGTGACGACGTAACTGTTGCTGGCGATCTGGCGGTAACAGGCGACATAAGCGGCACTTGGAACGGCAACGTCATTTCCGTCGCCAAGGGTGGCACGGGGGCGTCTACCGCTGCGACCGCGCGCACCAACCTTGGCGCCGCCGCAACCGGCGACGTTACGGCGTCTGGCCTGACCATGAACACGGCGCGCCTGCTGGGCCGTTCGACGGCAAGCATCGGCGCGGTAGAGGAGATTACAATCGGTTCGGGGCTGTCCCTCTCTGCGGGCGAGCTGTCTGTGCCGCCTGCGTCGGTTGTTCAGCTCCGCGAGCAGTTTTTCACCTCCAGCAGCACTTGGACCGCGCCGGCCGGCGTCACACGCGCACAGATTGTCGTGATTGGCGCTGGCGGTGGCGGCGGCGGCTCTAACACCACGGGCTGCACTAACGACGGCGGTTCGGGCGGCGCAGGCGGGATGGGCGTCAACAACGTAGCCGTCACGCCAGGCACAACGTACACCGTTACCGTCGGCACCGGGGGCGCTGGTGGGGCCGCCAACGCTAACGGATCTACCGGCGGCACAACGTCGTTTGGCGCGCTAATTTCCGCTACGGGCGGCGGGGGTGGTCTTGCAAACGGCACTCAAGGATCAGCCGGCGCGGCTTCTGGCAGCGCCGCATGGTTTTTCTACACAGCAAACGGACGAGGGGCTGGGGGTGCTGGCGGCATAGTCCCCGGCGGCGGTTCAACGGGCGGCACGGGTATTGCCTATGTTCAGTGGGTAGGAGCTTAAATTATGTACGCCATTATCTCCCCTACCGAGAAAGTTGTTGATGTAACAGGCGCCGTTTTAGGCAACCGCGTAGCCGAGGTTGTTGTCGCCGCGTTCTCGGTAGCCAGCCCTTTGTTTTGGGCTGAGTGCAGCAGCGACGTGGTTGCCGACCAGTTTTACTGGTTTAACGGCAGTTTCTTTCCTGTGCCGCCTCCGCCGCCGCCTCCGCCTGTTGTGCTGCCCGAAGGTGGCGGTCCGGCGGTTCTCTGATGTTGGAGACGAAGCCCTTCACACTTGGTAAGCTGACAGGGGCGATCTACGACTTCCCCAAGGCTGGCGACGTGCTGCCCATGCACACGCACAGCGAAACGGACGTACACATTAGCGTTGTGGCGGCCGGCTCTTTTTTGGCGCATGGAGCTGGCTGGCAGCGCGAAGTGAAGGCCGGCGACGTGCTAGACTGGCGCCCTCACGAGGCCCATGAGTTCATCGCCAACGAGGCCGGTTCTCGCCTCGTCAACATCGTGAAGGGGTAGGACATGGCTGTCTCCGTTGTAGTTCTGATCCCGGCCAAGACCGTCGAGAACACGCAGACGACGCAGTACACGGCGAACGGCGTGACGACGATCATCGACAAGTTCACGGCGACCAACTACAGCGGTTCGGCGGCGACGATCAGCATTAACCTCGTCACGGCCGCAGGCGCCCCCGGCAACAACAACCTAATCGTCCGCACCAAGACGCTCCAGGCAAACGAGACGTACACCTTCCCCGAGATCGTGGGCCAAGTGCTGTCGCCTGGCGCCTTCATTTCCACTATCGCCGGCACGGCCGCTGCGCTTAACATCCGCGCCAGCGGGCGCGAGGTAACGCAGTGACGTCCAGCGAACAGTCGCTGCTGGTCCTGTTCGACGAAGTGTTGGGGCTGCCCCCTGACGCGGCGGATTGGCTGCTGTCCGTGTGGGCCGTGACGCAGGTCTTCGACGATGTGGCTGACGGGCACAACGTGGAGCGCAAAACGCTCCACGACGCCATCTGGAACAGCCTTATCAAGATGCCGGCGAACCCTTTCTTCCAGGCCAACAGCGGGACGCTGCTCCCGGTCATGGCCAACTCTATTCTGAAGTGGGTCGCATCCGACGACGCGGAGCGGGCTGGCAAGGCCGACGAAAGGTCTTTCGTGTGGCGCGCCGCCTTCTATGATATCGTTCTGTTGGTTGTTCTGCTGACCCAAGGTAAGGATGCCGCGCTCGCCAAGGCTGCGACTGTGATGTCGCTCTACGGCGAGAAGTTTGAGGACTACAGGAAGGAGTTCCCGCTGTGGCCGATCCCGTAAGCGCCATTGTTGGCTCCAGCGTTGTCGGCGCGGGCGCGGGCATCCTTGGCTCCAGCAAAGCGGCTAGCGCGCAAGCCGACGCAGCCAAAGCCGCCGCTAACGCTCAGGTCGCCGCTGCTGATCGCGCTGCTGAAGTGCAGCGCGAGATGTTTGAGCGCCAGGTGGAGCTGCAAGAGCCGTTCCGCCAGGGTGGCCTTACCGCGCAGAACCGGCTGATGGCCTTGCTGGGTCTGGCCGGCGAACCGACGGCCCCTGGTTATGGCCGCTACGCCCGCGACTTTAGCATGGAAGATTTTGAGGCCGACCCCGGCTACGGCTTCCGCATGAGCGAAGGTATGAAAGCCCTGGAGCGGTCGGCCGCCGCTCGCGGCGGTCTGCTGTCAGGCACAACGCTCAAGGGCGTCCAGCGGTTTGGGCAGGATCTGGCCTCGCAGGAGTACCAGAACGCCTTCAACCGCTACCAG